TATTAAGGCTGTGGTCGAGAATCCCGATAACTCGGTATTCCGCATCTGGAAGGGCAAGCTGTAAGACGTACTAACCCTCTTAACGCCGTGACGGCGCTGGAGAAAAAATGGCAACAAAAGATTACACATGGCTGCAAGGCGCAGTCGCCAGCTTCGTGCACCGTACGGACATCGCGGCGAAGGTGGGCGACTTCGTAACGCTGGCCGAAGATCGCCTCAACCTGGACGTTGACAATCGCCTGCAAGAGTCGCTTGTCACGCTGGCCGCAGTCCCTGGCTTGCTCACCATCGCTTTGCCTGACGGCGTCACCGATGTGCTGTCGATCTCCATCGACGGCCAGGGCAGCGTCGATTACATGAGTGTTGGCGTGTTCAATGCCCGCTACGGCAGCACGCAAGGCCAACCGCGCAACTACACCGTGATCGGTGATGACATCTATCTCGGCCCTACGCCCGATGCGGCGTATGACCTGAAGGTGGCTCTGCGCTCCACGCTGCCCCCCCTCACGGAAGCCCCGACCGGCCAGAACTGGCTGATTGTCGCTCATCCGAGCCTGTACTTGGCCGCGACCATGTGCGAAGTCTGCATGTACACCAAGGACACCGCAGCGCTGCAAGTGTGGGAGCAGAAGTATCAAAACGCGCTCTCGCTGGTCAACGGCACCGATAGCAACGTGGCTAGCTCGCTCGCCATTCGTCCCGATACCACGACCCCATAAGGAGTATTCATGCCATTAGAAACAGGGACCTATATCGCAGACCTGAATGCTGCGAACCCGGCGGCGGCAGATCCAAAGAGTCAAGGCGACGACCATCTGCGCCTGATTAAGTCGGTCCTGCGCAGCTCGTTCCCGAATATCGCAGGAGTGATGCCTGTGGCGCATGACCAGGTAGCGTCGAAGACCGATATCACGAACGCGCAGTTTGCAACCGCACTTCCGGTGCAGCCTGGTGGGGCGTTGACCTATAGCCTTACCTCGACCGGTGGCTCAGCATCGTGGACACTGCGCTATCCGTCCATGACAGGGTTCTCTGGCTATTTCCTGACGAACGACGGAACGAATTCTGCCTCGTGGGGGAACACCCTGAAGGCGAGTATTTTCCGCCTCGCTGACGGAACGGACGTGACCAAGCTTGCTGCCTTTGACCTGTCCAGCATCACCACTGGCACAACCCGAACATACACCCTGCCAGATGCAAGCGGAACCATCGCGCTGAAGTCTGACACGGCTATGCAGCTTCTGGCGCAGGCAACGGTAAGTAGCGCAGTTGCAAACATCGACTTCCTGAGCGTTTTCGCCTCTGCATACGACAAATACGTTATTGAGGTTCAAGGAATCACTCCTAGTGCTGCTGACACCCTGTCAATGCGCGTTGCCAAAGCTGGTGCCGTCGACTCGTCGGCAAACTACACGAATTTAGTAAACGACGGCATTAATACGACTACGGGGCAGACCCTCTTTGCTATTGCCGCCAGTGTCTCTGCCATTAATACGACGACACTGACCATTGAAGTACGCGGCACGAATCTCGCGAGTGGACGCCAAGGTGTAAGCGCGCGCGGATTCTATCAGGGCGCGGCAAATCTTATCGGTTTGGCACGAGAAGGGGCATTTATTGGCGCGGGCACCCTATCTGGCTTCCGCCTATTTTGGTCTAGCGGTGCCAATTTCACGACCGGGACTGTTCGTGTCTACGGCATCAAGAACAGCTAAGGAGGCGAGATGAACTATGTAGTCCTGGACAATGGTACCCCGCGCTTCGCCACCGCAGCTGAAACTGCGGAAATCGAGGCGCGAAAGGCTCAGGCGGCAAAGCCGATGGTACCGGATCAAGTGACCATGCGGCAGGCGCGACTTGCGCTTCTTGGTGCGGGCTTGCTTTATCAAGTGAGCCCGACGATTGATGCGCTGGATAGTCCTGACCGCGAGGTCGCGCGCATTGAGTGGGACTATTCAAGTGCGGTTAGCCGTCATCGTCCGCTGGTAACGATGCTGGCAACAAAGCTCGGGCTGAGCGATGCGCAACTTGATGACTTGTTCATCACCGCAGCGGTGCTGTGATGCGCGACGGCTACGTCACTGTTCGGCTCACCAGCCGCTGGCCCTACAACCCGCTAAGTCTTGCAATCGGCTTCGCAGCCGGCTCCCCCAAGTTTAGCCACGCCATCACCATCATTGGCGACCGAGCTTACGAAGCATCGATGACGCATGGCTGCCGCGCAGGCTCCGTCGATGATCTGATGGAAGGTGTGGCGATCTATCGTGACATGCCGGTTTGGCTGCCGGACATCGATGCAGCGCAGGCGTTTGCCGAGGCTCAGGTGGGGAAGGGATACGACTGGCCCGGCGCCATTGGCATTCCCTTCACCTACTCGGAGGACTGGAGTGACGATAGCCGTTGGTGGTGCTCGGACCTCGCGTTTGCCATATTGCTTGCAGGCGGTACGCGCTTGCTTGACCCTGCCGTGATGAAGAGGGTTCGACCAATCGATCTTCATATGGCTGATCTTCCGAAGTCGCAGATCTTAAAGGTGGCCTGATGCCAAAAGTTTCTATACCTGCGGCTGGCGCAATCGGCGTCATCAAGGACCGGCCCGCATACGAGCTGCCGCTGGGCGCGTGGTCTGGCGCGAAGAATGTGCGCTTCCTCGATGGCGCAGCGCTCCAGTTCTTCGGTCAGGGCCAGGTCTACGGCGCACCTCTGGAAGCGCCGCAGTACCTGCTGCAAGTGAACGTGGCGGGCTCACGCTACTGGCTGTACGCGACCGCTGGCAAGGTGGCTGCCGTCACCAACACGAGCGGCAGCAGCGTGCACACCGACCTGACGCACGTAACGCCGCGTACCGGAACCGTCAACACCTGGAGTGGCTTCGTATTCGGTGGCGTGCCAGTGCTGAACGCTGGTGACGGCAAAGCGCCGATGTACTGGGATCAGAACCTGACGCACAAGTTTGCCGACCTCCCTGCGTGGCCGGTGAGCACCTCGTGCAAGGTCTTGAGGCAGTACAAAAACATGATGATCGCGCTGAACGTGACAAAGGCGGGCGTGAACCTGCCGTACATGGTCAAATGGTCCAGTCTTGCGGTAGCCGGTGCGTTGCCATCGACATGGAATGAAGCCGACGCAACGCAGGATGCCGGCGAGTTCGATCTGTCCGAGGGGCAGGACTCCATCATCGATGGTTTGGGCCTGAAGGACAGCTTCATCGTCTACAAGGAATCTTCGACGTGGGCGCTGGACTACATCGGCGGCGCTTTCATCCTGAGAAGCCGCAAGGTGTCGGGCATGAGTGGCCTGCTGAACATGAATTGCGCCGTCGAGTTTGAGGCAGGCTTCGGTACCGCGCATCTGGCCGTGACCGGCTCCGATATCGTGATCCATGACGGCTTCAGTGCGCAATCGGTGTTGGACAAGAAGGCACGCCGGTACTTCTTCCAGAACCTGGACACGGCCAACAAGGGGCTGGCGTTCTGCGTCAAGAACCCGTTCTTGAACGAGATCATGGTTTGCTACCCGAGCATCGGCGCTACGTGGTGCGATACGGCGCTGGTCTACAACTACGTCGATGGCACGGTGAGCTTCCGCAGCCTGCCGAACGTCACGCACGCAGCATTCGGCCCGGTGGACAACAGCCTTTCGGGATCGTGGTCGCAAGACTCGGCTCCGTGGGATTCCGACCTGACCGCGTGGAACGGCCCGGATTTCACGCCAGACCGCACGCGCGTGATGATGGGCAGCGCCGACAACAAGCTGTACCTGCTCGACGCCTCGGCATCGTTCGATGGCGCGCTGCCGGACGCCTACCTTGAGCGCACTGGCCTGCACTTCGACTCGCCGGAGCGGATCAAGATGATCACCGGCGTGGTGCCGCGCATCACCGGCAACCAGGGCGGCACAGTGCTAGTACGGCTCGGTTGGGCTGAAAATCCCGGCGACGACCCTGTATGGCTTGACCCAATGACCTACACCATTGGCTCGACTCTGCGTTGCGACGGCTTCGTATCGGGCCGCTACCTCGCCATTCGATTCCAGACCGGAACCGCATTCTCGTGGCGCCTGGATAGCTTCGACATGGTTGTTGAAGACGCAGGGGAGTACTAAGCATGCGCCCAACCAACAGCAACACATTCGCCTACCAGCCCTCAGCCCCACCGAGCGACCCGGCGCAACTTCCGCGATGGCTACAGGAGGAGGTAAACAAAATCAAGGCCGCTTATGACGCACTTGCCGAGGGTTTCGATCCTGTGGTGTATGCGCCTCCACCAAAGCCTCGTCAGGGGATGAGGCGATACGCGGACGGAACCCAGTGGAATCCAGGCAGCGGTGCCGGTTTGTATAGATACGACGGAACCGCGTGGCGATATCTCGGTTAGACGGTCCATATGCACAATCGCCGCACTTAATTCGCCGATACTGCTGAGTTATCGAATAAAATATAGGTAACGTGAAAGTATTCGGCGTGCGCGGCATTCGAGTAAATCGAAAGGAACAATATGAGCTTTTTGAAACAGATGCTGGGCTTGGAGGGTGCTTCACAGACCGGCAACTCGACCTCCACCTCCACGTCGACCAGTAAAACAACGCTCGACCCCGCGATCCAGAACCTGATTTTCGGCAGCAATGGCTCAGGCGGACTGCTGTCCCAGTTCCAGGGCTACCTGAATCAGCCGCAATCGCAGCCCCTGCAGGGCTACGGCAAGACCGCTGGCGACTACCTGAACAATTACGGCTCGGCCGATATGGGGGCGATCCGAAATGCTGCTACTGGCCTGATGGATGGGAAAGCAGCGCCGAACGCAGGCGGTGGCGTTGGCGTCCCCGACGTGCTTTGGAATAAGTACGTGGGAGTAGACGCACCGAAGCAGAACAATATCGACCTGACCGGCTCGTACCAAAACCTGCTGAGTGGCGGCAACACGGCAGCGCTCGACAAGTCGCTGCAAAGTGCGGTCAACCTGACGAACCAGTCGTTCCAGAAGAACCAGTCCAACATGACGGACAATCTGTTGCGCAACGTGATGCCGAGCATCCGCAGCAACAGCGTGCTCGCGGGCCAATACGGCGGCTCGCGCCAAGGTGTAGCCGAGGGCAACGCGATCAGCGACTTCACGAAGCAGCTCACCGACTCGAACACGACCCTCGGCATGGCGAACAGCGCGAATACGACCGCCCAGCAGGCGCAGGCGTACCAGCAGGGTCAGGACCGCGCGCTGGCCGCAACGCAGGGCCTCGGCGCCCAGCAGTACGGTGTTGCAGGCCAGAATGCGGCGCTCGGCCAGGCATCGCAGTTCGCCAACCAGCAGGCAGGCAACAACGCAAGCCAGTTTGCCGCGTCACAGGTGCAGAACGCCAACCAGTTCAACGCCGGGCTGCAGATGCAGCAGAACCAGTTGAATAATTCTGCCGCGCTGGGCGGCGCCGGCTTGCTGAGCGGCCTGAATGGCCTCGCATATGGCACGGCAACGAACGCGGACAACTACGGCATCAACCGCGCGACTCAAGTCAATGGCTTGCTGGCGCCGTACTTGGGTGCGAACAGCACGACCACGAGGACCGGCAGTGAGACGACACCAATCTACGAGAACCGTGGGCAATCGTTCCTCTCCAGCGTTGGAAACATTGCTTCGATGTTCGGGTAACTAAAGGAAAACACATGGGTCTGTTAGCAAATTTCCTTGGTATGAGCCCGGAGCAAACGCAGGGGCTCCTTAATTTCAGTGCGGCACTGGCGAAAAGTTCTGGCCCGAGCCGTTTCCCAACCTCCGGCGCCCAAGGGTTGGCAGAAGCTCTCCAGGGATATCAACAGGGCGTTAATGGGTATCAGGATCGTCAGTTAGGGCTGGAGCAAGCGAAGCAGATTGCGCAGCTCCGCGACTTTGCGATCCGTGACAAGAAAAGCGACCTTGAGAATCAGGAAGCACAGCGACAGCGCGCGCAGGATCTGCTTAAGACCTCGTCGGAATACTGGCAAGGTGGCGGCATGACCGCACCTTCGTTCCCTGGCGGGCAATCGGCGGCGCAAATGATGGGCGGCCTAGTGTCTGGTGCAGGTGCAACGCAGCCGCAGCAGCAAGAGCAGGCGCCTCAACCTGGCGGGCGTAATGCAAGCCCGTATCAACAACGCCTGGCATACGCTCAATACCTGCGCTCCAAGGGCTACGGCGCCGAGGCTCAGGCTGAGGAAGACTCGGCCCTGAAACTTCAGCCGAAAGTGAAGGAATGGCAGAAGGTGCAGCAAGGCGGCAAAGTGATGTATGCCCCGTACTTCGAAGATGGTACTAGCGGCCAGCCGGTCCCACTGGAAGTGGCCGAGAAGCTGGATGCGGTGAACCGCGGCGGCGCTACGGATATGGTCAACCCTTATACCGGCGCGACCGTTCGCAGTCTGGCGAATAGCATTTCGCCAGATACGGCAGCTACCGTTGGCGTGCAGCG